AGTTCACACTAGAAGTAAATTTGATTACATTTGCCGGATTACCCAAACTATCTACACCAATACTATCAATTACTAAAGAAACCCCCGATTCATCAGTTGTGGTTCTTCTAAAGACACTGCCACCAAATTCACTGGGACTATCAAAGTATATTTCATTAACATCTTTTTCGGGATTGATTAAGTTAAAGTATTCATCAAAAACACATTCCGTTAATCTCATCAATCCAAATCTTTTCAATTGAGTGATATCATCATCAGTAGTAAAAGATAAACTTTGAAAATTATCGTCTTTTAATATTAAATTATTATTTACATCAGTTACTCTTTTATCTTCTAACAATAGTAATTTATATTCGCTTAATGTCTTTGTCGCACTACCACTATTTACATGAAAGATGCTATCTGTTCTAAGAGAGGAATATGGAAGAAGGTCGGAAGTAACATAGAAAAATAATCTCGGAAATGAATCGTCTACACTTTGAAATAGATGGTGTTGTGCGGCCATGATTGACGATATTCTCTGGTTTGCCCTATCCGACGAATTTATATCGTCCCTAAACATTCTTCTCTGTGAAGTCATTTTAGAACCATATACTCCATGATGCCCTCTTTTATCATAAGGAATTTCTTCACTTGAGCCTCTTTGTGAGAATTCAGTTATGGGAATAGTGCTATCTGCTCTAGGTTTAAATTTATAAGCAGTTTTATTAAAACTAGATACAGTTTTTCTCCCACTATACTTTCCTGCAAAGGAGAAATCAAGGCTAAGAAATGTATCTTCAAAAGTAGTCGGTTCTGTTCCTAATCTAAAAGAATCTGAATTTATTATTTTATAATAAGGATTACCAAACTCCGAAGTAAAATCAGCAGTAGCGCTCCTATGGGCATTGAAAGGAACAAGCCCAGTAGCAGTGTGCTTATGATGAGGTGTTGAAATTATTTTTCCTCCCCATAAGTGGTTGTTATTTATTAAATTAATATGATTTCTACTTCTTTGGCTAATAAATATTTCATCATTTATATCAAAGTCTACTACATTATTACCGGAGGTGGCTGTTCTATCTAATAATATAAGGTGAGTAGTAGTATTACTAGCAGGGTTGCCTGAACTGATATGGTCTTGCTTTTGTTCTATTGTTAGAATATCTAATACATATCCTATGAAACCAAAGGTCTCCGTAGAACCGCCTGCAAAATTATTTGCGAACAACGGTTCACCTATCTTCACTTTACTAAATCCCAATGCTGTGTTTGTAGTAGTTATGAAGGGGTCTTTTGCTGTAGAATTACTTGTAACTGTAAAAGCCAAAATCATATCTTGATGTATTCTATTGGCATCTACACCTTGAAAATCAACAGCCCTACCCAGTGTAATTGGAACATAAGGTGCTAATTCTATTTGAGTAATATTATCTTTTTTAGAAGTAGAAACGATTTCAAAGTCTATTAAAGTATTAACAGTATCGAAGGTAGATTTAGTTCCTGCACCAATTTCATCCTTTAATACACATTCAAACGCACTATCCGCCTTAATATTTTTAGGTGAGTTTATCTCATAACCGACTGCTTTTTCGTGAGAATTAGAACTTGTATTAGGTAATGCAGAAACCTCAGCCCCAGTAGAATCTATTGTGTTACCCGCAGTAAAAATTAGCCCTTTCCCTGCTGAACCCGTTAAAGAAGTAGGAGAAGAACTAGCAAAATTTGATGAGCCTAGCGATTTATTAAACATATAGTTCTTTTCATTTTCTTTGAATATATCATCTCCTACAAATACCGAGGAAAGTAGGCCTGTAGAAATATTAATCCTTTGTAATGAACTACTGCCTCCTCCCGAATAATTAGTTATTGAAGTAACTGTTCCTAAAAAACCCCTCTCAGTAAATATTTTTTCTCCTGCAACCAAAGTAGTATTGAAACCTGCTGATATTATACCTGTATCAATGCTAGTTGTTCCAACTGCACTTGCCGCAGGAACACTACTGCCACTATTTCCTGTAATGACTTTTGTTAAAGTATTAGTAGGGCTATTAGTAGAATAAATAATATCCTCACTAAATGTAGTGTCTTTGTTAATAATAGGGGATAGCAACTTATTTAGTTTGTTTCTTCCTTTTATATCTAAGAAGGTCTGAGATTCTTCTTTAACAGTATTTATTTGTTCTACTTCTCCCTCAAACTTAAGTGAATATACTATATATTCTCCTCTAATAAATTCTAAAGGATTAGCGTAGTAACTGTCCCCTGCATAAGAAATAGTTATCATAGATTTATTCTTATCTACTGTTGAAACCGTAGCCAGCAATCTATTCTCATTTGTCGAATTAAATAATATTTCTAAATTATCTGTTCTATTAATTAAATTCATGGTGGTTATAATTGTATTATCTGTTGGATTATATGCTCTCCTTGAAAGAACATCTCCATCAGTAGGAGTAAAACTTAATGAAGAAAATAAATTTCCTGTTTCTGTTCTCTTTTCTGCCCTAACTGTTAAAGTTTGTAGAGTTGCCGGATTAGTAAAAGAACCTATGCTAGACACTAACATTATCTTATCTTGTATTTTTACTTCATCTCCTACATTAAGAACTGTTCCTAAATCATATTCTGTTCTAATGTTAAAAGTATTTGCTGATGCTTCGGAAACAAAAGAGGCGTTTAGGTTTACAAAGGCATCTAAATTAGCCCTATGTAATAGATTTCTAACCTTGTATGGGTCAAAGACATTTATCTTTTTATTCATTATTCTTCCATTATCTACTATTCTACTTTCTGAAAAACTTCCTTGATTTATTGAATCTCTAGTTTCATTATCTATAACAGCCGTTATAAGATTACATTTTTCCGGAGAGTGACTATAATGTAAATATCTAGTTTGTCCTAAAGTATCTCTTGTAGTAATAGAATTATCACTACTTCTTCTAGCGTTTATGTAGGCATCTTTATACACATTATAGTCAATAGTAACTGTGCCGCCTTCATTAGAAGTATTGCTACCACCACTACTTTCATCTAAATCTCTAAGTTTATCTGTCATTTTAACAACTAAAGAATATTTACTGTAATCTACTATTCTTTTGCCAAAGTCCGAAACTGTTCTAAAAGTTATGCCATCCGAAGCATGTTGAGCAATAGTTACTGTGGTGGAACTCCCCATCTTACCTAAAGCATAATATTTGGTATTGTGGTCTAATTGATTCTTTTTATCTAACCTATCATTAAAGAAATAAAATAACGGTCTAGCGCAGACTAATCCGTTTTTTAAATCGGCACTAGCGGCATCTTGTTTTAACCCAACCGATAAAGCAACAATTTTATTGTTAGTATCATTTATTCCTGTAATGATTCTATATTTTGTTCCCTTTGGTATTTCATTTCCTAATTTTGGTTCAAATTCAAAAGCATCGCAGGTGCTAGTTCCATTACCGTCATCTTCTACAATTAGGTTAGTTATTTTAGCAAAGTGGTGTTTCTTATCATCATCGGAATGAATTAATACAAAATAATCTACTGTATCAAAATTATTAAATGTTAAAGTCAATCCACTTTTTATTCTAAAGCCCTTTGTTGTAGCCCCGCTAAGTAGTTCCGAACCTATTGTCATACTAGTGCTAAGACTATCATCAGCCATAACAATAACAGAAATAAAATGCCCATCTGTTACACTACTTGTATTTTTAAATTTAGTATTAGTAGGAGTATCTTCGGATTTTCCTGCACTTACTTGGTTAGGGGCTGAAGGTTCTATATTGAATGGCACTATTCATCAACCTCCTCAAATCTAAGATACACTAAAGCGTCACTATAAGTTGGAGTAAGATTAGTTAAAGTAGAAAACACATCTTTTCTTTTATTTACTATCGACAACTCATGAAACTCTCCCATAAATTGTTTATTTGTGCTTGCTGAACCTGCTCCTGTATTTCCTTGACCATTAGCCCCTAAGAATAAATCCTCTCTAGCAAATATAAAATCTCCACTATCTTGATGAGTTTCTTTCAGTATTCTAGAACCGTTTAAGTAAATAGAAACTTCTCTACTAGTATTATCAAATGAACAGGCTATATGAAATGAGTTATTTACATAAGCAGGGTCAGCCCTTCCTCGAACAAAGACTTCGCAACCCGCATTTATTATCGCTTCGTTCTCCGAAGAAATACTATTGTTAGGAAAGTTCAACCTAGTAGTGCCTTTAGCAACAACAAATCCTATGTTTATGTATTGTGAATTTTGCCTTATGAATATATCTGTCTTGCCGTCACTAGCAAGAGAAACTTCTGTATTATCTAATGAAGAAAAGTTTACCTGTTCTGTTCCACCAAAACCTAAAGCGGGGTCATTTATTCCACTAGCCGCAATAGAAGTAGCATCACCAATTTTAATAAATTCAGTTCTTCCATTTACTAACCCAGTTAAATCGTCATCACTAGAATATTTAACAAAAGAAGAACGATTTGGTTCTATAACAACAGGGCTAGTAAATGTCCTAACTGCATTACTTCCTATTTTTATCTTAGCCATAATTTTGTATCTAGCAGGATTGTTTCTAGTTCTACCTGTCATGGTGTTAGGGTGTGTTCCGGTAACTTCTGAATTTAACGCTTCGTTTACTAGAAACAAAGAAAAATTAGTGCTGTGAAAAATAGCCATTTCATGTGTATCTCTTTCAGTTTTATCTAAATATGTTTCTCCTTGTAGAACCGCATCATTAGTTTCTGTAACTAAATGGGCTGGAAATATTTTCTTTGAGGTTAATCTATTAGGAACAGCCGCTTGACCACTAACACTAGTTCCTGCCCCCATTATATCATATGGTGTGACTACTGCTTCTATTGTAAACGAACCAATATGCGCCCATATGCCATAAGTAATATCATCTGTAGTATCACTAGAAGTTCCAGCATCGGGTATATTCTCGGCATAGTCAATAGTAGCAAAACCATTACACATTACGGGAAATACTAGACTTCTTTGTTTTCCTACAAATATATTATACATTTATTCACCTCAAGGCAATACATCTGCTATGGTAAATTCCATGTTAAATTCAATTTCTACTGTTTCAGCCGCAAGGGTAAAACCAAAACTAGAAACAAACCCCTTCAATCCTGTGCTTGTTACTGAACTAGGAAAGGTATTATTAGCCAAAAAAGCACCATCGTTGTCTAATTTTTCTTGTGCTGTGCTTCCTCCCCCATCTCCCCTAGCCTTGAAAGTGAAGGGTATTTGAACCGTATCTGTTCTTTGATTATAGTTCTTATCGACCTTAGAATCCATTAAGATAGTTATCTCTTGAAAGGCTTGATACTCATTTATTCCTGTGGCATCTACACCCGAAGCGATTAACTGTGCTATTTCTTGGGCAGTGAAATTTAAACTTTTTATGGCAGAATCTTCGTTATTAGGGTCAACTCTAGTGTGGCTTCTTTTAAGAACAGAATCTACTATGTAACCAGTCAATTGTAATCTTCTTTCTGCTTTACCAGTATCAAGAGCAACTGTTCTAGCCTGACCAAAACCGATTCCCGCAAAAGGAATGGTAAAGTTAGGTATATTTTTATCTACACTAAAAGC